GGTCAAGAAATAGTCTTAAGGAAAGCCCGTCGGATGTGGTATTGGGACGGAGCGGCGAGTTTAAGTCAATTAGCCACCGATGGCACAACCAAGCCGCTAAATTGCAAATTCCCATGTGAAGTTGATAGGGTGGAATTGTTGCAAGTAATCGAAATTATACCAATCACAGAAAAGGCAAAAGAATCAATTTCGGGAGTGCCGATATGGAAAATGTAAATTCCGGTTATGGTACTGGTTATGGTACTGGTTCTGGTCATGGTTGTGGTGATGGTACTGGTTCTGGTTATGGTTCTGGTTCTGATGATGGTTCTGGTTATGGTTCTGGTGATGGTTCTGGTGATGGTACTGGTTATGGTTATGATGATGGTACTGGTTATGGTTATGGTTTAGGTGATGGTTATGGTTAAAAAATAAATTTGCAAAAACGAAATATATTTATTATATTTGTATTGTAATTAAATCGGCAACGGTTTAGAGTTCTTTAAAAAATAATTTCAATCTTTGATGCGGTGATTAAGCAATTTTTCACCGCAAATTTTAAGGAGAATAAAATGGACATAAATTTAAAAATTAAGCATGATGTTGAAAATCCGTTAGGTGATAACCTTTGGGTAAATATTGAAATAATGCCAAGCGGGTGTGTAAATATCTATGAAGATGAATACCAAGACGAATTGCTTTATTCAATCGGATTTGAGGAGTTAAAAGTATTGTATGAAGGTGCAAATCATTTAAGGAAATCACAAAAACACGAATTTACGAGTAATCAGGTTGAGGATATTATACAACAACTTTTTAAACATAATAAACTAACTGAAAACCATATTAAAAGGTTACCATGAATAAAATAGTAGAGACAGCCCGTAAATATATCGGACAAATGGAAAAGCCCAATAACTCGGGGTTCAAAGATTCTGAATTTGAAAAGAAAATGAAATTAGTAGGATTCCAAAAAGGGCAGGCATGGTGTAACTACTTTGTTGAATTGGTATATAGAGAAGCACTGCCAGAACTTGACAAAAAAATCAATAAACTAATGTCAGCGAGTACTCAATTAACGTGGAAAAACTTTGGAAAAAGCGGTTTGTTTGAATTTGAAATATCTAACTTTCCAAGTGAAGGCGATTTAGTAGTTTGGCAGTCAACAAAGAACTCGAATCAAGGGCATATCGGAATAGTTACTACTTTTGACGATAAGGGATTCAAGAGCATAGAAGGCAATACTAATGACAAAGGAGGAAGAGAAGGGTATATCGTAGCAGAAAAAACAAGAACATTAAAAGATACAAAAACACTAAGATTATTAGGATTTATTCATTTTACAGGGGCGGCTGACCATGAAATCTCCTAAATCAAAACAACGACCTACAAGCCGCCCTTCTGTTTGGAGATTAAGATGAGTGGAGGCACTTTCGATTATAAAGAATATCAGCTTAAACAATTAGCAGAAGAAATTTTGAGTGAAGCAAAGAATTTACGTGATGAAGAAAATTTGGAACTAAAACAAAAAGCAATTGAGAAAATGCAAAAATTAGCAAAGAAATTGAAAAAGATTTACAAAGAAATTGAAAATTTGGATTACTGGCTTGCGGGTGATTCAGGGATTGAAAGGTATATTAAGTGAAAATAATTATTTTAATCATATTATTTACAATTGGTTTACAAGCCCGTGAAATCAGTTTAATTGAAACTGCAAACGGGTATTTAAAGTACAAAAAAGAAATTCTGCATTATTCTTTAATCTATGATTTAGATTACAGATTAGTAACTACAATCATAGCTTATGAGAGTGGATTCAATGAAAAAGCAAGTTACGGAGGGTGTAATGGATTAATGCAGGTGAAAGGTGGCTCGTTTGAGGTTCGTAGTAACATCAGGGGCGGATGCAGTATATTACATAAATGCTTCAATTCGTTCCCTGACGATACTATAAAAGCAATTACAGCGTATAATAAAGGCATTACAGGAGCTAAAAAGGCAAAAGGCATAATAAACTACACAAAGGACGTTTTAAGGGCTTACGGTGCTTTAAAAATACTTTTAGACGATAATTTTATAAGGAGATTTTATGAATTTTAAAGTAAAAAAAGAATTTACAGCGAGAATTGAAAACAGATTAGTACCAATACCGGTCGGAACTGTGTTCAAATACGACGATAATTATGGGAATCGTTGGTTTGTAGAGTTGGAAGTGAATTTCAATAAGCATAAATATTTTATTGATAGTGTATTTATAAACGAATCAATTGAATATTTCGAGCCGATTGAAGAAGAAATGACATGGGTAAAATCCGTTGATGGCAAATTTCATGTATTAAAGTTTATATACGAGATTGTATAATGATTTGCAACAATTGCAAACACCGTATTAACGGGTATTTAAAAAATCCGTTTGGAGCTGTGGACTTTGAAAATATCCTCAATATATTTGAAGCCCCTGAATGTAATTTGAAATTGAAACCGATTAATAACAAATGTAATTTATATTTAGAAAATGGAAAAAGCGAAAATCAACCCAATAGAGATTGACATTGTTGGGAACAGAATAAGACGAATAACACCGTTGGCATTTAATCCGACGGAATCTATTAACAAACAAGGAGCAAAGATGAATTGGATAGGCAAACTATTAAAAGCGATTCTTCCGTATATCCCGTTTAAAATCATTTTCGGAATACTCTTGGATTATTTGCAAGGTATTTTTGAAAAGACGGACAACGACTGGGATGATACCGCTTTGTTAAGTTTGTGGGTAGTTTTAAACACCCTCAATTTAGCAGACCCGCCACCTCAATCACTTATAGACAAGTGTAAGAGAGCTAATTAATTTAAATTTCAATGATTTATCAATAATAATAATTACAAATTCTTATATTAGGTCGTAAAGGAGCGACCTCAATATTTATGATATAATCTTATTTAGGGGCGGACTTCCAACCGCCCTTTTTTTATGCCAAAAATAAAAAGTTGTAAATATTACATCTTTCTGTGGATATTTTGTGCATAGAAAAATTTGTATATGTCGCAAAAATTCCGTATATTTGTATATGATTAAATGACAATTTTAGAAAAAGTTATTTTGAAAAATGAAATTGAAGAAATATTGAACGAAAACGACGGACTTATAAGAAGTTATAAGTTATCATTAAACCAATTACTTAAAGCTATTGAAAATGAGAATAAACGAGCTGATAAAAGAATTAAAGATATACCAAAAAGAACTCCCCAGCGGTGATGTTGTTTTCGTTTTTGATGGATTAGAAACGGAAACATTTGATATATCTTTGGAAAAAAACAAAATATTAATTGATTTGGATTACTTGAATATTTTGGAAGACGATGATTATTAATTTAAAAACCAACGAAGCGTTTAGCACTTCATTCACAATTAAAAACGCAAATTTTAGTGCAAATACTTTCACAATGAAAATAGCTGATAAAGATAATGTAATTGAGAAAACGTGTACCTTAACACCTTCTTTTGTAAGTCCTGATACTTTGGTAACTGTTTATTTAAGCCAGTCCGATGTCGAAGATTTGGGAGTTGGTAAATTCCGCTCTGACGTTAAAATGACGTCAACAATCCCGGCAACAATCATCAAAGACATTACAATCAATATCACTTACGGAGTGTCATAATGACGGTTACGGTAAATAACACAGTCTATGAGATAGTTTGGAATGACCCGTACAAAGTCATTGAAAGCGGTAAATTAGTTTCAATAACAAACACCGGCACGAGTACTGGTATTGTTGAAACAATTACAAGTGCAAATAATAATATATCCATTGACAGCACGGACCCCGCAAACCCTGAATTAACATGGCAGTTAGTGGACAACCAAAACTTATTGACAGATGACGAAATCGCAGTCGTACAAGCCACAAGCGGAACTAACACAGGAGACCAAGAAAGTTCCGATTTTGATATAAAAGACTTAACAGATTCAACAAGTTTAAGAACTACATGGAGCGGAAAACAAGACGCTCTTGGATTCACTCCTGAAAATGTTTCAAACAAAAAAACTTCATTATCAGATAATTCAGATACTTATTATCCAAGTCAAAAAGCGGTAAAAACTGTAGTTGATGGTAAAGAGAATTTTCATGGCATTGAAACGTTTGGAGCTTTAAGTTTTGACAATTCAACTCACGTTTTAACCGTAGCGAGTGGAACTAATACATATTGGTACAAAGGAACTAAATACACAACTGCAAATGCAATTACTTGTGATATAGATAGTTTTGAAACATTAACAGCAAATACATTATATTTCTTTTATTTTGACGATGTTTCAGGTACTTTAAAGTGTAGCGATACAGCATGGAATTTCAAAGAAAATGTTTTTGTTTGTACAGTTTTTTGGAATGGAACTGCGGGAGCTATACAAAAAGAACTCCATAATCATACAAGAGATTTAGACTGGCATATTTGGGCTCATGATACAATCGGAACACGTTACGAAAGTGGTTTTGTATTAACAGCACCAACAACCGCCGCTGATTCAACTTTACAAATTGAGGCAGGTTGTTTGCATGATGAAGACCAAGAGCAAGTAACGACCCAACAAACAACGATGAGGGCATGGTATAAAGTAGATTCAACACATTATACATTTGCAGATTATTCGCTCCCTTATCCCGGCACGTCAGGACAGCCCCAATATTTAGACACTGATACCTACACCTTAACAAACGTTGGAGCGAGTGATTTTGTTAATATTTGGGTTTACGGTTCACTTGATAATGACAAACCAATTTACATTATTCCTACACACGCAAGCACAGCATACAACACGATTGGGATAGCAAGAGCGGCAACAACTCCCGAAATAATCGGAATGAATTTAAACCCCGAACTAAAATTATTATATAGATTTATTTATAAGGGAGACGGGGAGTTCCAAGAGTTCACTGATTACAGAACTTCAAGCACAGTTCCGGGCGGTGGCTCCACAGCAATAACTGCGAGTGCGGTTACATACTCACCGGACGGGAATATTTCGAGCACAAACGTACAAAGTGCTATAACTGAATTAGATTCTGAAAAAGAACCTATTTTAACGGGTGCAACTATTAAGAATACAATCCACGATAATGATAGATTTATTCAATTAGATTCCGAAGCAACGAATGCAACAAAATACAATCTTTGGAGCGTAATTAAATCTACTTTAAAAACTTATTTTGATGGGATTTATCAAGCCACAGGAAATTATTTTAATAAAACTTCCGATGACTTAGACGATATATTAGACGGTACAACTTATGCTAAAATTTCAAGTGCAAACTTAACTGATTTAACTGATTCGGGAGCGACTACCCTCCATAAACATAGTTATAACAACTTAGACGATAAACCAACAATACCATCAAGTGTTGTTTGGTATGAAGTGAAAACATGGACAGTACAGAATGAAATAAAAGTGCCAAGTTCAGGTGCTGACGTTTTGCCACCTTTTGAAGTAAATTTAGCAACAAACCAAAGTGCAAAAATAATTAAATGGAGCGGTGCAATTGAAAGCGGAACTTCGGCAACTTTCAAACTTCAAAAATCCGACGGAGCGGGTGGTGCTTTTGGAGACGTAACAGGATTTACAGGATTTGCGATTAGTGGTGGATATACGAACCCGTCGGCGAGCAATCCTGACGATGTTTCGTTAAGCGATGGTGAAGTCATACAGCCCGTTTGTACTGCAGTTTCAGGCACTCCAAAGAATCTTAGTTTAAATGTTGTTATTGAATACACAAAGACGATATAATGAAAGAAATAAAAATAAATAGTGTTAAGAATATTGGTAATCGTATAATAATGATTTACACTTTATACGAAACTACACAAAACGAACCTTTTATTAATGACTTCGGAGAAGAAGAAATTACTTATAATCGTGAATTAATTGAAAACGGTAAATTTATTACTGACAGAGTGCCAGAGACTGAAAAAGAAATGATTGAATATATAAAAGTCCTTTATGATTTTGAGGATTGGATTTAATGGTATTTGATAAATCATGGTTTAAAGAACGTCAAAAAGTATTATTATTTTTATGTAATAATTGGATTCTTAAATATTGGTTCAGGTGGATTTTAAGAATACATAAAGATTTAAAATTTAGTGAAAAAATTTCAAAATTAATGCCAAATTATTACGAGGTAAAACTTGATATATCACGAACACGAGCAGAATTCAGGACACACAATAAATTCTCAAAACGCTTGTATTATAGCTTGTATCCATTTTGGTATTTATTGCATTCTATTGACATTTATATTTTTAATCGTTTGGAGCTTAATCTAAATTTCGGCTTTGATACCTTAACAGTTTACCCCGACCCCCACGTTGAAACGAGTACGGTGGACGGTCAGTGTGGTATATTAGGTGTAAATCAAACGTTCTCGAATACGGTATCTTTTAATAGTTATAATTTCGCCACAGACTCGGCGGCGAGTTTTAATTTAGGTTTACTTAGCTCCTCGAGTACTTCAAATCAATATGAAAATAATTTGGGTGGAGTTATGTTATTTGATACGTCTTCAATACCTGACGACGCGACAATAAGTGCCGCGGAATTTGATTTTTATGTTTTAAGCGCAAATAATACATTAAGCTGGAGTTCAACATTAGCGAGCGCAGTTGTTGTTAGTTCAAACCCCGCAAGTAATACAGCCGTTGTATCAGCTGATTGTTTAACATTAGGCACGACAGAGTTTTGTAGGTTAGCAATATCGGCAATGACAATTAATCAATATAATGCTTTCACTTTGAATTCATCTGGTATAGCTAACATAAATAAAACAGGTATATCAAAATTTGGAGGGAAGGCAGGGGCTGTATTTGATAACACTGCCGGCACGTGGTCGGCTTCCAAGTCAATACAATGTGGCGGTTATTCAGCCGATAGGACAGGCACGACAGAAGACCCCAAATTAGTGGTAACATATTCAACTGGAGCGGCAACTAATAATATAGTAGGGATATTGTAAATAAATATAAATTTGTACAATGAGCGACGAATTAATCACAAAAATCGAAAGAAAATTAGATGAAATCCTAACAAAGATGGAATCTTACGGCAATCGGATAACAATAATCGAGACTAAGTATGATAACTTAAAATGGATTATGGGAATCGGAATAGGAATAATAGCAACTATAATCGGGATAAGTAAAGTTTTATGATTAAGAATCACAAAATAAAAGACGAAAACGGTGTTAAATCTGAATATCAAGAGCAGATTAAGACTAACTATTTAACTGAAAATCATGACGATTTAAGAGCGGTTATAGGTGAAAGTCTTTTATTAAGTCATTTGGAGCATAGACAATTTTATAATGAAGTCCGATGGAAGACCGACGTTTTAGGTGTAGAGATTGAAACATCCGCATTATCAGCGACGCCTCACATTATGAGATTTGCGGACGAAGAAGTCAAGGGCGACAGAGCAAGAAACACTACAAACGGTTGGTATTTTGAGGCAAGTGTAGCTGGAGTTTATAGGATAAGTTGGAACGCAAAATTTACATTATGGGCGATAGATGAGTATAATGATTTAATTATTTATAACAGTTATCTTCCATTAATCGAGCCGTGTACTGTAGGAATTTATAGGAATGGAACTGCGATTAATCCATTACCAGAACTTCAATGGACAGCATATGACCCGGTGAATACCGAAAGTTCAATAATGACAAATACAAGTAGTCCGTACTCAACCGTAGGAAGCCAAAGTATAATATATTATTTAGACGCTGGAGACCGAATAGATATAAGAGTGAATTACCTCCAATATGTTGGGGTGCAGGTCATTAAAGCTGGTTATTTCGGAGACGTAAATATAAATCTAATTTCAAATAATAGAAATAATTTTAACAGGATATAAAATGAACGTAGTACCAATTGGAATAAAAGGGAAAGCTGTTGATGTTACTTTAACAAGTGTTTCAACAAGTGAAATTGCCGCAGGGGACATTATAACAAATGACAAAGTAGCAATTAACGAAATTATGGCAGGCACAGGACAGAGCGTAAGACTTAAAAGAGTCCAGCTATATATTTACGATTCTGCAGGAAGCCCCGTATCAACTGACATGGACTTAATTATTTTTACCAACTTAGCATCCACAACATTAGGACTTTCAAGTAATGACGTTTTTGTTATAAACGCAAATAATTTAGGCAAATGTTTACAGCCGATACCATTTACTTCATGGGATACGGTGGATACAAATATTGAGATGGGAAGCGTAGCAGTTGACATGATAATAACTCCCGACCAGTCAGTATCAAATAGTTTAAGTTTCGTTTTAGTATGTCGTGAAACCGTAACAATCACAGAAACACACACAATTATCGCAAGATTTGAAGCGGAGCAATTATAATGCCAGTTTATGAATATAGGTGTTCGTGTGGTTCAATCCAAGAGGTTTACGTGAACGAACCTAACGATTTAACATATTTACCATTATTTTGTAAACAATGCAAACAAGAAACATTACATTTAAAGAAGATAAGTTTAACAAATTTTAAAATGCCGAGAGGTATGATAAATAAAGACGGTGCGAAATGAAAAACTATACAAATTTACGATATATAAGGATAACAATTTAAGAAATGGAAAACTTAAAAAACAAGGGTGGAAGACCGAAAGGGAGTAAAACGGTTTTCAGAATAAAAGATGTCAAACCAACATTGGAAAAACATCATTTTGACCCTATTGTTGAAAGTATTAAACTTTTTAAAGACACTAAAAATGAATGGTTAAAAAGTGCCATATTAAAAGATTTATTTAAATATTGTTATGCAGAGCCAATAAACGAAATATTAAATGAGCAAACACAAACTGTGATAAATATAAATTGAAACAAGAAATAATAAATATAGACTTATCAGACCCGCAAAAGACTTTCATTAAAGACGAAAGCCGATTTAAGCAATTAGTAGCAGGCAGAAGGTTCGGGAAGTCTTATTTAATAGCTATTGATATAATGATTGAATTATTAACAGGTGAAAATAAAATCATATTATATTTAGCTCCAACTTATCCGATGGCAAAAAAGACTATGTACTATTACTTAGTAAAATTAATACCTAAAAACGATATAATGAAGTCAAACGAAAGTGATTTGACTATTTACATGAAAAACGGTAATATTATTTATTTGGCAGGTTCTCAAAACTACGATTCACATAGAGGATACCCACACTTGAATAAAGTCTATTTAGACGAATGCGCTTATCAAGATTATGAAGTTTGGCAAGAGATAGTGAGACCAGCAATAAGTAACGTACAGGGTTCGGTTTGGTTTGTAGGAACTCCCAACGGTGCTGTTAATTGGTTTTACGATTTAAGTACAAACGAACATATTAAAACATTTCAATATACAACATTAGACGGCGGAAGAGTACCAAATGAAGAAATTGAATTAGCAAAAAGCCAAATGGATGAAAGGACGTTTAGACAAGAGTTTTTAGCAACATTCGAAACATTAGAGGGAGTTGTTTATTATGCCTATTCAGAAGCCAACCATAGCGATATTAAATTCAATCCTAACTTAACTACTTATTTATGTTGGGATTTTAACGTTAATCCAATGAGTTGTATTATAGTCCAAAAAGATGACAATAAATATTATGCTGTTAAGGAGTTTGTTTTAGATAACTCCAACACAGAGCTAACTGCTCATTATGCAAAAGAATATTTAGAGAATAATTTGTTTTCAGGAAAATTATTAATCACTGGAGACGCTACAGGTCAGTTCAGGAAATCAGCGGCCACGTTTACCGATTATGAGATTATTAGACAAATATTTAAAGGTATGACAGGCGACCCAATACTTAAACCTACAAGAGCTGTTAAAGATAGGGTTAACGCTACGAATGCTTTATTTAAAAATATGTTAGGTGAAATTAGAATGTTTATTAATATATCAGGGTGTCCGAGATTGCATAAAGACTTACAAGTAACACAATGGAAACAAGGGGGCGTTACAATTGATAAACAGTTAGGAATATCAGACCCGTCAGATGCCTTAAGTTATTTAGCTTACAACTTTGAGCCGATACAGCCAGAAATTAAAAGAGGTACTTTATGTTAGATTATTTTTACAATCCAAGTTCAGGGGCGTGGATTCAAAACCAAAGTAGATTAGATACTGGGTTTTATACCGAAGCGTTTACGGGCTTAATAACTTCAATTTGGGGTAGTACTCAATTCGGTAATGAAATTCAAGATTTGTGTTATCATAAGAGTTTACAATGTATGTTACGTGATAATTATATAGGTGAGGCACAAAGACGTGATTTACTTTATTATTTCCTTAAACCGATGTTCAATTCGAGCAACGCTGAAAGTACTTTGAATACAATGTATAGGATAATGCCTTCATCAAATCTTTATTTAAAAAGGGCTTTAAATAATCTTTGTGTTATATACGATGAAATCCCAACCGTAACGGTTGAGGGTAGGAATGAAGATGAAGCAAATGAGTTGTTAAGTGATTCTAATTTTGGCATGATTTTGCAAAAAACATATAGATTACTTAAACTACACAATGAAGTTTTAATCAGACCTTTTATAGCTTCACGTAACGGCAAAAAGAAATTAGAATTTCAATACACAAGCCCGGATAAGTACCGTGTAAAATACGATAAGTTAGGAAACCCAGAGGAAGTTTGGGTTCATTTTGTTGACACTTCACAAGAGTTCACAAGACAAGACAAGTTCTATGTTTGGAATAAAGACGTTTTGCAAGTCAAAGGAATTGATGGTAAAAACGTGCCTTTTACAATACCCGGCAAAGAAAAACCAATTGAAGTTATAGAGTACAAACACGGGTTCGGACAAATACCTATGCAAATCAGGACGCTCGCTTTTATGCAAGATGACGAATTGGAAATAGATGGCGGCGGTATGTTTGAACTTTTAAAAGCTCAAATAAAATGTAATATGTTGGACTTTTACATCTTGCAAGGAACGACGTTTAATTCATTCCCTATGAGAATGATAATAAATTGGTACTTAGATAATCCCGGAGTAATAAGTGCAAATGGATTATTTATTAAAGACGACGTAAGGGCTGACAGTTCAGGCATGAGTCCACTGCCTCCGACATATGAGGAGATTTCAGCTGATACAACATTTGAGAACTTGGAAGAGTTCAAACTTAAAACAATTAAAGACGTACTTAAACAATACGGACTGCCTCCGTCGTTAGTTGACGATACAATTTCAATGCCAAGCGGTGCGGCTTTGCGTGAAATGAGAAGAGAATTAGACGAAGCCCGTATTGAAGACTTAAATAGTTTAAGACCACAAGATAAAGAACTTGTGGAGCTAACTTTATTAATAGCTGATAAAGACCCCGCAAGTCCTTTTAGAGGGGCTTTCGGCGACACTTATGATATAAGTATTGAATATGCTGATTTTCAAGCGTACACCGAGTTTGATGTGGCACAAAAAGAAGCCGATTATTTAAGAACGAATGGACTAATAACACCGTTAGCGTACTTAAATAGATTCACTGAAATTGATACGGTTACTAACAATGAAGAAGCCGTTGAATATATAAATCAAAATAAACAATTATTTAAACAAATTGGAGGTCAAGATGACACCGGAGGACTTAGCACAGATAGCAACCTCACAGAATCAGAGCTTGCAAGCGGCGAGGGAAGCCAAGAGCCGTCAAGTTCTGCAATCGCAAATGGACAAGATATTTCAGATGTTAACGAATCTGGAAATCAAGATGAATAATTTAGAAAAATTATTAGGAGCTAAAAATGGAAAATGAAAAACCGTTAAGTGAATACCCCGAAGAAATCAGAGGGTATATAAAAGAACTTAGAGAAGAAGCTAAGGACAACAGGATTAAACTTTCTGAATTTGAAAAACAGGCGAATGAATTTAAGACTTTGCAAGAGGGCTTGTTATCAAAAGAACGTGAAGAAAAAGAACTTAAGGAAAAAGAATATAAAGAAAAACTCGAGAAACAACAAGAGTTTCAAAAACTTTATGAATTAAGTCAGAATAAATTAAAAGAACTTGAAAGCGTTAAGAATAAATACGATGAGATTCAAAAAGAAATTGAATCGGAAAGGCAAGCGTACATTAAAAAATTACCACTGGAAAAACGAGATATATACGCTGAAATGCCTTTGAAAGTGATTAAAGATGTAGTTGAAACTATATCAAAGAGTAGCTTGGAATACTCGGCAGGTGCAGAGAAAGTACTAAGTAATAATGGAGAAGTTGACTTCAGCAAAATGTCGGCAGACCAAATCCAAGAATCAATAACAACCAACCCCGCATTGAAAGAAAGTTATTGGGGCTGGGTCGAGAAACAATTATAAGAGGTTAAAATGGCAAAATCAACAGCAGTATATCCAGAGCAAATAGCGCCGTGGGTACAATTGCAAATGTTACGTAAAAATAACATTACAGCGAATGGACTGGTACAAATAGACACAGCACCCCCTTTTATTAGAGGCGGTGAAAGGTTTAAAATACCAGTACAGTATAGTTTAGACAATCATACGGGTATGGAGCGCATAACAGCGGCAACAACCGTTACACCAGAGTCAATTGATGATTCACAGATTTATGTATTTAGTACAGAAATCGGGGCAGGGTTGACAGCAACAGAATTTGAAAGTATCAGAAGAGGCGGCAACGCTAATAGTCAATTAGCCGGTCAGATTGCAACAAAGACTTCAAACACAATTCAAGAGTATATGAAATATGCTTTGGACGGAATCTTTGACGGAACGGCAGGAGCTTTAAAAGATAATATCTACGATGGAACTTCCGAAGACGGCGGTTATATCAATATGAGAAATATCGGCAAAGCGAAATTGAAATTAGGAGAACGTGGAGTTGATTTAAATACAATTATTGTTAACAGTAATGTTTATCAAGATTTGTATGAGCAAGGCTTAACATACGTACCTGCCACACAGTACGCTGAATCAATTGTTAAGACCGGAACTATACCCCAATTCTTAAATTTAAGAGTTTTAGTCAATGACACAATAGCGACAGAGACATCAACTGGAAGTGGGGTTTATAATTCATTCTTAGCAGGTGGTTCACCGTTCTATTTGGCTTATCAAAAGAATTTAAGAATGTACGACGACTTCAACCCAGCCGTTGGCGGTGGTACTTACGAAATGTATTGGTATGTTGACTTCGGAGTAGCGGTTAATGGAGTTTCCTATAAATCGGCAACAATGAACCCCGCTACTACGGTACTCCAAACAGCGGCTTCATGGGAAGCAATTGAACAGTTACAAAATATACCTTTGGTTTGCTTACAAACTGGATTGAAAGGATAAGAAATGAGAAAATATATAGTATTAATTAGTTTGTTGTTAGTAACATCTTTGGTTTTTGCAGGGAGTAATTTTTGGATTAAAAACCAGAGCGGCTCAACTTCAACAAAAGTAACAGCTACAGTAACCGACACAACACAAAGTTTCGATTTAGGATATGCTGAAAATGCAGTCTTAGAAATCTTTGTTGATGAAAAAGGTTCTTCAACTTTCACAGTTGAATGCGATGTTTTAGCACCCAGAGTTGACGGCACTCCGTTTCTTGTAAGAGACACAACCGCAGTTATTTCAGCGGCTACAGCTGACGCTTATTCACGAATAATCTTAAGACACCCTACATTGTTAGGAGCAACGGGCTTAAGTCAACAGGCAATATCAAGTAATATAGTATCTTTGAAAAGGACTCTCACTTTAACAGGTGATTCCGTTTACGTTTACATGAAATTGTCAACTTGGTAATAATTAAGGGGGTTTAAAAGCCCCCTACATTTATAAGGGATATTATGAGTTGGAATACATTAATAGCAGACCCGACGTTTATAAGAGAAGGTAACGACGATGTTTTGAATCTCAAATTTACAGATGAAGATTTGGAAAATCTTTTATTAACATCTTCAAAGCGTGAAATGAAATCGGATTTAATATCAGCGTGGAGACTTGACGAATCGAGTGCAGATGATATGACTTATCTTGATAACATAGTAACTAAAAATTTAGAGAAATTAAAGATTGTTTTGGCATATAAACAACTTTATAAGTATTATTTTATGAACCACGGTGGCTCAGAAAGTAAGACCTACGAAAGAATGAAACAATATTATATGTTGTATGAAGGCGAAAAACAATACTTTGAACGGTTAAGGAGCGACGATTTGAGCGTAAGTAAATCAATATACGTTTTGCGTGGATGAAAGATATACAAAAGATAGACTTTGATTTAAGCGTCATAGCTAAAAATATCAGTAAACAAGCCCTTACGAGAGCCGAAAACGATATTAATAGTCAGCAATTTGATAATAACTTTGAACGTTTGAATTTGGGTATTGATGTTAATGGTAAAAAGATAAGAAACTTAAAAGCAAGTTATTCACGTTGGAAGCGAGACTACATAAAAGGGCGTATAAATCACAGGAAGAAAAGTCAAGGCAAAAAGTGGTTCAGAGAATTATATACGGTTACTGAAAACAAGGCGAACTCAACCCCTAATTATGGGCGGTTAACGGGTAAGACATTAAGTAACGTAACCTACGAAAGTACGGTAAGGATTCTTAAAAATAAGATAAAAATTACAGTGTGGACTTATATTAAAAAGAAGCAACAAAACTTAATTGCTCAGGGGCTTATCGAGAAATATAAAAGATATTATTACGGTGGGTTAGCTTCCACTACGAGTAAACGTGGACAAAAGGAACTTCAAAAGATAATGGACATAGTAGCAAAAAGATTAAACTTAAAGAAATTATGAAATATATCAGCATAGAACAGGCATTAAAAGAAATATTTAAGTTAGACGGATTCAATCAATATTTTGATGTGTCCGCTGATTACGACGATTTTGAGGATACTTTCGGGTTAAGTAACGAATCAATTTGCATTTCTTACAACGGTATGGATTCAACAAGCCCGATGGAAAGTTGGGATATATCAGTAAATGAAAATATTACAGTATTCATTAAATACTATGGAGACTTCAACGATTTCAGGACGCTGATAAAAGGGCTTATAAACGATTCTAAGCTATCATTTCAAATCAGCGATGAAGATTATGTAGTTCACTTTGAAAACGCTTCTATAGTCAAGAATGACTATTTAATCGGTATTTTAAACTATTCAATAACAGGCATATGGTAAGTATTGTAACAATATATAGAGAAGAAGACGAACATCTTTTATGGGAGCTAATAAATAGCATTCCTAAATATGCAAATTTAGTTTTAGTTAAGACCGTACCTGGCGAAAAAGACTATGAATTTATAGAAGTGCAAAAAGATGGGGAAGCCACGATGGCAGTCTTAGAATATTCAGGGTCTTTTGATTTTAGCAAGGCAAGGAATAAAGCCCAGACCTTAGCAACAAAAGAATGGGTGTTTCATTTAGACGCTGACGACAGGTTGCTACCTTCACAGTTTGAGCAAATGAGATTGGTACTCGAAAGTACTGATAAAGATGTTTACGGATTAATAGTAAACGTAATGAATTATGCTTTATTATTAACAGAACCACCTAAGCATGAGTGGAGAACCGATTTACAATTGAAACTTATTAGAAATAAAAACATCCAGTGGGAAGGCATACTACATGAGACCGTAGAATACGAAATTTATAGACAAGATAAAAAGATTTTATTAAGTCCGATTTTAGTTCATCATGTAGGTTACGAAAATAGAGAAGTCCTAAAGGGGAAGATTCTCAGAAACGTTAAGGGAATGATGTCAGATGAGCTTACGTTAAAACATCGTAGGTTCGCAAATTTATTAATTAGGGATTTAAATATCCTTTACGAATTAAACGAATTAAACGAGGAAAAATATGTCAAATAGTGCGTATGTAATGTATCAGGGCGGTAACAGAGCTTTTGCGTTAAGCGGAACAACTCCGAACGCAACCCCAGTTACGGGTGGTACATTCGATTATACAGAAAGTTCGGAAGTCATCGGACATCCGGCAAAAGATATGCCATTGACTGTTAATTTAGCAAATAAACGAATGAATGAAGAAACAGATACATTTTTTACTAATTTTTTAAAAAATGTTGATGTAGCTCCGTCCGACTTTATAATGGAAGACGGCACCAAGATAACATTAGGAGGCGTACCCGCAGGTGCGAGTAGATTAACTTTTGTGCATTTGAGTTCGTTGGTTGGGGGCAAATATAGATTAACAGCGTTTCAGGGCATTTTAGTAGGCGATACAGGTAACGTTTCGGTAGGTAGCAAAGCACTTGCAGAAGCCCCTATATCAGTTCAATCAGTAGCGGCGTCGGCGACATTAACAATAGCGGCGGCTGATATAGCAACATTATTTAGTGATTACGGTATCACAGGAGCGACAGTAACAATCGCTAAAGATAGTTACGGTACTGTAACATGGATTGCATAATTAACGTGGTGGTAACCCCACCACTTATTTTTTTATTTGGAGGATATAATGGAAAAAGAAGTGTTAGACTTGCTTAAACCGATGTTAGCAGAGCAAGCCGTCGAAATGAAAAAACTGATTAACGAACCGTTCGAATTTCTATTTGAGAAACCGAAAAAAGTTGAAATAAAAAAAACTTGCTCTGGTAAAATGGTTGACGAAACAATCAGTATCTTAAAAGGAGCTAATTTAAATCAGTTCCAAAAATTTGTAGATGGATTGAATAAAGAACGTGAAACCGAAATGACAGTTCCTGACTTAATTCATTACGTAGAAAATAATAAAAGTCCTTATGATAAATTTCAGGTAATTAATTATTACTCGAATAAAGCCGAGTTCAAAGATTATGCAGAAATTCAAGAACAAAGACGAATTGACATTGAGATTTTTAAATTGATTATAGATAGAAAGCAACTAACAACCGAAGAGCAGGAGCTAATTAATTCAAATTGGGATTCTGATTTTTGGAGCGAGCAGGACGCATTTAAGATTAAACAATTAGTTGTCTTTTTTCGTGCAAAAAATGGACTCTAAAATAAACGATATTGAACTGTTAAAAGTTGAAAACCCAATATTCGCCTTCATAAAAGACGATAACGAAAAGATATTATATAAGAAGAGAAGGAAAGGGATTCCGCATTATGATTTTGATGTTTTAGTTGAAAGCCCTAAACAGTTCTTTACTCTGTGTTGCCAATTAGTGAAAGACCCTATAAAATGTATAGACACTTACGAAACGCTTGATATAAGCGATTTATACACGTTCTATACCTATAATTTAGCTATTAATTACGAACCGTATGTTGAGGAGAAACAATGAAAAGTATAACAGGTAATATCGATAAAAACACTTATGACTATTTAAGTCAGTATTTAAATCGTTTTGGATTTGTAGTAAGCCCTTTTGGTTCGTATTGGAAGCAACCAAATGATTATAATTCTTTTGAGAAATGGTATCAAAATCACAAAGAAAACATTTCAATTAATTCAACTGATATGTTATTTATTGACATGATGTCAGATGAAGACAAAATGGTAATTATCGGTGAAATCCCAGAGACCGAAGACGGCGATTTAATTGAATATAGAGATAATTTCCTTTTTATAAAAGAATTAGATTTACACACTTTAATACAAATTAAGGACTTTTTAAATGGCTAATAATTATCAAGCTGGAAACGTTTATCTAAATACAAAGCCCGCTGAAGACGCTTTAAAAGGGCTTGGTAAGGACGGGGCTGAGGCGGGTAAAAAAGCGGGGTCAGGGTTCGCAGATGGTTTTTCAAGTAAACTTAAAGACTTAAAAACAGGCATATCAGATAGTTTTGCAAGTTTAAAAACCGGTGATATACAAGGTTCAATAGGTGGCTTAGTTGGTTCGGTAACTTCATTTGCGGGAGCGTGGGGTGTTGCTGGTGCGGCTATTTTAGGAGTTGGTACTAAAATATACGGGCTTGTTAATGATACTAATAATCTTCAAAAATCAGTACAGCAATTAACTGGAGCGACTGGAGACGAACTCACCTCATTAACAGCTAAAATCGGAGCAATTTCAGAAACTTTTGATAGTGATTTTAATGAGACTTTAAAAGCCGCTAACGCATTAGCAAAAGGCATGGGAATAAGTACCGAAGAAGCCCTGAAAGTAGTTGAGGACGGGTTTTTAGACGGTGCAAATGCAAGCGGGGAGTTATTAGCTCAACTAACTGAATATCCGGGATTCTTTAAAGAGGCAGGGTACAACGCTAAGGAAATGGCGGACTTTATAGCATTAAGCACAAAAGAAGGTATTTTCAGCGATAAAGGAGCGGACTTAGTTAAGGAGTTCGGTCTAAGAATAAGAGAAATGACACCAGCCGCTAAGGACGCTTTAAAAGCTATTGGATTGAGTGGAGACGAATTGCAGGCAGGTTTGAAAAGCGGGGCAATTACACAAAAAGAAGCTCTTGAAATTGTCTCAAAACAAATGGGTAAATTTTCAGAACAAAGTAGTGAAGTTGGTCAAACAATTGCCGACGTGTTCGGAGGACCCGGCGAAGACGCTGGAGTCAGATTTATAAAGTTGTTAGGCGATACCGAAGCCGCTTTAAAAGACGTTGGGGGTGCAATGACCGACCAACGAAGAGACCAAGAGGCAAGTCTTAAAATGACCGAAATGTATAATCTTGCAATCGGAAAATTGACTCAATATTTAGTGCCTGTAATTGCCTATACAAAAGAATTTATCGCCGACGGTTTGCAAGCGATGGCGTCGGCTCTGCAATGGGTAATTAACAATTTAGACGTATTAAGTCCGATATTGGTTACTGTCACGGGTATGATTATTGCACAGAACGCCGCTTTAATAGCGTCAAAAATTGCCATGTTCGCAACTGCAATTGCAACAAAAGCCGTTACTGTAGCAACTTGGTTATTTAGTGCGGCTTTGCAAAGTACTGGGATACCAGCAATAGTTTTAGCCCTTGCGGCTCTTGCGGCTGGTTTAATTTATGCTTATAAAAACTTTGAAGGGTTTAGAAACGTTGTTGACGGTGTTGTAAAAACAGTGAAAGAATTTATCGCAGGTATTGCCGAAGCGTTGGGTTGGGTGGATATATTCGGGGACAAAGCCGCGGAAGAGCAAGATAAAAAGCAGAAAAAAATCAGAGAAATGCAAAAAAAGAATTATGCTGATTTTAGGACTAAATTAAAGAACGTACAAACCAAAGCCGATGCCGACGCCTTAACTACTGAACTTGCCAATATGAAAAAAAGGCAAGAATTAAGTAAGGACGGGTATAAAGATTTGTACGAAAAATTAAAAGCGGTCAGAGAGAAATTCAATAAAGATGATAAAACACAGGCACCGTCGCCAGTACCGCCGGGTGCTAAAAAAACGCTTGAAGATTATATTAAAGAACTTGCTAAATTAAAAACCGAAGGCAAGGAAAATACTGAAGTTTACAAATCACTTTGGGAAGAAGCAAAAAAACTTTATGACGCTGATAAAAGCCTAACAAAAGCCACAGACGAGGTTAAAAAATCTTTTGAAGGATTAGTAACCACGTCATTAATTTTGGACAGCGTTACAAGTAAAAACCTTTTTGGGTCGGCAATTGACAACTTGAATAAATTGCAAGCTGGAGCGAAAGACCTTAAGCCCGTTTTAGAGGGATTAATGCCCCCTCTTGACGATATTAAAATAAGTACTTCGGAATTTGCCGACGATATGTATAATGCTTTAACTTTCCAAAATTTCGATACAAGTTTAGAGTTCTTTTCAACTCTTGGTGATTCCTACGATAAATTGTCGGAAAAACAAAAAGCGTTGGGAGACACCGTAATGACGCTTAGTAACACAATGGGCGATTCTTTCGCTGATATTTTAACAGGTCAAAAAGCGTTCGGAAAAGGCATGGCTGTATTATTACTTGACATGGTTGACATGGTAGTTAATGCGGCGTTAGCGGAGGCATTGGCACGGTCATTGTCCAGTATGGAATCAATAACAACTTCCGGAATATTAGGACTCGCGAAGTTTGCTGTAATTGCAGGATTAATAAAGGGCGGAGTATCAGCGTTAAAATCTTCAATAGGATATGAAGAGGGTGGGTTCACTGGTAATATCCCTACAAATCAAGTTGCTGGGGTGGTTCACGGTCAGGAATATGTAGCAAATGCACAGTTAGTCAGGAAAGAAAAAGGTTTGTTAACGTGGCTTGATAATGGCGGAACTTCTTATGATTATTTTATGAAAAACTATTCTAATATAGATAAAAAGGACGGAGTAACTATTAACATGAATAGCACTGATATGATCAACGAATTGAAAGTAATTAAAAGGGCTTCTATTGACACGGCTAAAATTCTAAGAAATAAGAATTTGAATGTAAATAATAAAATTGTTGTAAAATCGGATTACTGGAGGTAAAATGAGCTTTCCAAAAACAGTTAGACTATACGGAACTGATATACAACCGACGGCGAGCGTTGCAACAAAAGCCACTTTGGACGCTGACGGCACTAATTATTTATATTGGGAATTTTCATGCTACACAATTAATTCAAATCTGTTATATGAGAACGAAAATAGGACAGATTTAAGCAACAAAAAGAGAAGTAAGAATATTTTAAGACCGTCTTTTGAAGTCAAAATTGCTCCAAAAGTACTCCCAACAACCGTAAGCGATTTGCAAACCTTTTACAGTGCTTCTGTTTTAAAAAAGAAATACCATTATTTTTGGTTTAACGATTACGTACTGCCTTCGTCAGGTGTTGCAAGTACTCAATTATTAGCGGTTGCTGTTATTGATATGCAAATTGAACCAAATTATGAATTGGGAAGTAAAGATATTATATTAACATTAGAGAAGATGTACCCAGAATGACAAATCATATATTTACGCATACATTCAAAGATAATTACGGTACTGATTATACATTACAATTTATACCGGGTCATGACGACGATTTGAGTAGTCCTGATAGTGTAGAGTTTCCTTTTGGTTCTTTGGATAGAAGTTTTATTTTAAAAAGTTCTTTTTTAGACGACATACCGTTAGGAGTGGAGCAGGCGAGAACGTTGGAATTGGAAGCCGATTTGAACAGCATTACAGGCACTCTGGAGGGAGTGGACTTTGAAGACGTACAAAAATATATTTTAAGGGGTGGCTCTGCTACAATGTCGGAAGTAACCGTTTTAGACAACTCCGGAGACCCTCACGTATATTATTATAGAGTTCCGAACCGATGGAGACTATTAAAAGGTAGTACACTGATTTACGACGGATTCCAGGACTACACACCGTCGAATGAATTGAGTATGAATGCGACCACAAAGCAATGTAAACTAAAAATTACGTGTGTAGATGTTATGACATGGTTTTTGAAAAATACAAATATAGAACAATTAGCATTTTGTCAACGTTCTGACGATTATGAGATGTCATATAGTATTTTACTCTATTATAAACATGAAAAAGTAAGTGATAAACTTGTCAGAATAAGCAAAGATAATTATCAGGCATATGACTTAAGTTCATTACATAATTTTTACGGCACCGTGTCCACATTAGCAAGTTATATTTTGCCTACGATTTTACGTGATTATTTAGGCGGCACGGCTTCGGTTTACAATTCTATTGTAAGAACTTTCGAGCTTGAAAGTGATTTCGGTAATATCTATATTGGTGATACCGACGGGCTTTTAATTGGCATGAGTGTAACGGGGACGGGAGTCCCTGCCGATACTTATATTACCGATGTATATTATGACAGCGGCATGAAGTTTAAGACCAACAACGATAATACGGGGGCTTCCGACGATTACGAACTTACAATCGCTGACGTCCAAACTCCACAAGGGGCGGGGCTTTTTTCAAAACAAAAAGTAACGGCTACAAATACTTTTGAAAAAGACGGGGACGTAACGCCAAGAGAAACTTACATTCTTACTTTGTCAAGCACCAGCCCGGATATTGGTTGCTTAAATAAAACTGCCGTCCCAACACTTCACAAATACAAATGTTTATTAGATTTTTTTAACGATGAATTTAGAGCGTGTGGGGTTAAGGGGGTTTTTAATTATATAAGTGTTTTAGGGGTGCCGGTGCCGGTACTTTCAATTTATAAGTTTTTAGACTACACAACAAAAAAGACTTTAACGGGTGCTAATTGTTTAGCCGCTGAATACGAAATAATCACAAATTCAACTAATATGAGTCAAGTAACTTGCAATATTAATCCAGTTGAAAGAAGCCCGGATGAGTTTATAGCACAAAATTTATTAGGTTCTGACAACGATAATTCTTTGGAACTAACACCGTTTTTTGATTGTTGTCTTCCGGGAGTTCCTGTCGGGAGTAAAACAGGAGACGATAATAATACATTGTGGTACTCGTTAGCGTCTTCAATCCCTAACAAGCTATATCATATTTCAACAGATGAAACAACAATGACTATGTTACACCCTCATGTAATTTGGAATTTTGGCAATAATACTTTTTCGTCTTCATACACCCCGTCAACCGTCCCAAGTTATCAAGGTGGATATCAAACGGCTTATCATAGTTGGTTAAATCAAGAAACTACAGATTTCGGAGCTAAAACGATTTGTGAATATTTGTTATATATTTTAAATGGTTATTCAAATTCAAATGTTGCTCCGAAAAACATAATTACAGTTGAGGCATTATTTGACGGTGATTATATTGGAATCGGAGACGTTGGAGACCGAGTTAATATTGACATGACAGATTTTGACACAGGCAACGTCGTACTCGATATTTACGGCACAAAAGGCATTATTACAAGTGTAGAGCAGGATATAATTAAAGTTGAATCAAAAGCAAAGGTGTGGGTATATGGCACTTAATATTAGACGAAAACAAATAGCAAATAGAAATCTTGTTAATGAAATACCGAAAACAAGATATATAACAATTCCTGAAGGTTCGGAGAAAACAAGTGATAATTTTTACGTTACTTTGGGAGAAACAATTACAGCTGGAGACCCTATTTATATAACAGCGTCCAAAGCATACAAAGCAGACACAGTGCCGTGTATTGCTATTGCATTAGATAGCGGAATTGAAGACGATGTTATTTTAGTGCAGTACAAAGGTATTTACACTTTCGCGGGCAGTGCAGGAGCTGATTTATGGAATATAGCAGGAACTTTAAGCAACTCACCAAATAACAATCCATTTTGGCAAAAACTCGGCGAAATGATATATGATAACACTTGCTTACTGAATATTGAAGAGGGAGCATGGAATGTATAGAATGCCCCTATTTTGAGACGTGTAATGGTGATTGCATACTGCCTGATAACTACACAAATGACTATAATCGGTTATTACATCGGTTTGCACTTTCGAACCCTTACAAACAAACTTTGAAAAAAGTAGCAACCGCCAAAGAAAAATACAAAAATATAAAAATAAATTTGGAAATGTCAAAATAATTGATTATATTTGTAATGTATTTATTAATTATTTGGGTATAATATGGATAAAATGGGGATAATCGCTAATAATTTAGATTACATTTTAAGTGTAACTGATTACAGCACTTCAATTGAAATTGAGGATATTATAAAAGAATTTACTTCGGCACATTACAGAAGAGACCCAGACCGGATCAAATTAGATTCGTTCCAAATTATGTATTACCATAACGGACAAAATATGTTTTGTTACTACACTGTAATTGTTGACAAAATCAAATTCAAAATAACAATAAAAATAAACGAAACTATTGAAATAACATCTTTTGAGGAGCTAAAATGAAGGGGGTTAAATACGATTCCAACAAGCCAAGATTCTCATTGCTTCCAATTGATGAAGTATGGGACGTCGTGGAAGTTTTGGAATATGGGGCTAAAAAGTACGCTGATAACAACTGGAAGTACGTTGCTTTGGAAGACGAAAGCAACAACAGATATTACGATGCCGCCTTAAGACACTTAACGGCATGGAAGAAAGGCGAAATATTAGACAGCGAAAGCGGTTTAAGTCATTTAAGCCATGCAATTTGCTGTTTACTATTCCAAAGTTGGAAAGATAAAAATATTAATAATTTGGATTACAAATAATATGCCGGGAAGTACAATAGAATTGAAAAAAGAAATAATTGATTATATAAATCAATTTCCAAAAGAATCAACTATATTAGACGTCGGAGCGGGGGCGGGTAATTACCGAGTATTGTTAAGAAATTTTCCTAACATGGATTGTGTAGAAATATGGACACCTTATATAACTAAATACGAGCTTTTTAAATATTATCGTAATATCTACAATACTGATATAAGGGGCTTTAAATACCCTCATTATGATATTATTATATTTGGTGATATATTAGAACACTTAAACCAAAAAGACTGCTTAGACTGCTTAGAATACGCTTGTAAGACGTGTACTGAGGTGATTGTGAGTTTACCGTATAATTACGAACAGGGGATTTTAGAAAACAACCCTAACGAGATACACTTACAGCCAGATTTGACTCCTGAAAATATCTTGGAACGTTACCCGATGTTGGAACTTGTTAAAAAGGGGAATATTGTTGGATTTTATAGGAACAAACGTGGATAAATATTTATTTATAACTGATATACATTACCCTTATCAAGATAAAAAGACAATTGAAATTGCATTAAAAGTGCAAAAAGATTTGAAGATAAATAATGTTATTTTTGGCGGGGACAATTGGGACGCTGACGGGATTTCAAAATTTACTGCGAAAGATAGTGATGAAGGATTAATTACAACTTACAATGAAATGACTAAATTCAAAGAACGAATCTTTGATAAGTTCACAGGCAAAAAGTATTTAATGTTGGGTAATCACGATGGACAACGGTTAAAAGATTATTTGAGACGGCATTTAGAGCGTGGAAATAATGAATTATATAATTATTGGAACGAAAAATTTAACTTTAAAAAAGTGTTTAATTGTGAAGTTTTTGATTATAATGATATTTTGAAAATCGGCTCATTACACTTTATACACGGAGAACGACATAACAAATACCATGCAAATTCTCACTTTGAAATAATAATGGGTAATGTTATGTACGGACATTTACACACTACTCAAATCTATACAAGAACAACAAAAATAAACGAACCGTATCAGGCAATATCAGTACCGGGAGCGTGTCAATTGAACCCTGACTATATGAAAAACAGGGCTTCATCTTGGATTAATGGATTTGCTGTAATTAATTTTCACAAAGATTGTTTTTGGTATGATATTTGCCAGATAATAAATGGAATGACAATTATTAACGGGAAAATATATAAGTGAATAAGGCGGGGTGCAAATAGGTTTACTGCGCCGGTGTACAGGGCATATAAAGATAGTTATTAATGATTTAATAAAAACAGAATCACCTCACCCCGTCTCTATTTTAAAATAAATTTGGATATTAAGAAATTATTTATTATATTTGTAATACGTAATGTAGGAAATCGGAAGCTACTCACCCCCCCCGAGTAGCTTTTTTTTATTCAAAAAAACTGGACATTTTGGCACGGTAAATGCTAATATATCAATAACTATGCCAATTCCACATAATACCAATGTACACGTTACGTGGACATCTCTATATTGTGTACATAAAAAGATGTAATATTTACAACTTTTAAAAGTTTTTTTGTGTTTTTTAAAGTTTTTTTTGAATTATTTAAAAAATAATTTGGATTGTATTGATTTATTTCGTAAATTTGTATTAAGAAATTTGGTTAAGTTGTTTTTTAAAATATAGGAGATTTGAAATGACAAAAAAATGTAGCACTTGCAAGCATAATATTAATTATGCTAATAGACAGGATTGTAAAGACTGTTTACATAACAATTATTCACGTTACGAACCCAACGACCAAACAATCATAATAAGACGTACTTTTTATGATGAATTAACACGGGATTACATACATCTTGGAACTATCAAGGGTGCGGCTTACGCTATTGAATCAATGGGCTCAACCGATTACAAATTTTGGTTAACGGAATTATTACAAATTATTAAAGGGTCTAAAAATGAAAATGTATAAAGTATTAAATAAAGATATGGTCAGTCCATATCAAGATATGCCGTACGAGATAGGCGTTGAGTATCATTGCAAAGATTTTGATACATCTGAGAAGGAATGTTCACGAGGTTATTACGCAACTACTTTAGAAGGATTATCTTATGCTTACAGAACTGACAAAAGAGTATTTGAATGTGAGTGTTGGGGTAATGAAAAGAGGTTTGACATTTACAAACACCGTTTTGAATACATTAAACTGATTAGGGAAGTCAGTCAAGACGAATTGTATGAATTATGCAAACCTTTAGACAAAGAACTTGGTTATAATCTTAGCATGGTTATTAAGCCAGTTAACCCGTTATTATTACCTAAAAAGAGATTAACACAAAAGCATAAAGATTTGTTAAAAGAATGGGATTCCGTCGTGGCTTCCATCGGGTCTTTCGTCGGGGATTCCGTCTGGGCTTCCGTCTGGGATTCCATCGGGTCTTTCATCGGGTCTTTCGTCGGGGATTCCGTCAGGGATTCCGTCGTGGCTTCCATCGGGTCTTTCGTCGGGGATTCTGTCGGGGCTTCCGTCTGGGCTTCCGTCTGGGATTCCATCGGGTCTTCCGTCTGGGCACCCGTCATTGATTCCGTCAGGGCTCCCGTCGGGGATTCCGTCTGGGCTTCCGTCGTGGTTCCCGTCGGGGATTCTGTCGGGGCTTCCGTCTGGGCTTATATAAGTAGCGTCTTCCCTAATATCACAAAGTGGGAATATGTAGACCATGAAGAAGGAATAAATCCTTTTCAGAGTTGTATAGATTTATGGAATGACGGATTTATCCCATCTTTTGACGGCAGGACGTGGCGTTTACATCAAGGTAAAAAGGCGGAAGTAGTTTATGAAATGGAGGCATTATGATTAACGATTTAATTACTTGCTTGCTTGCTTTTTGCCGGCAGTGTAGGGATATTATTTGTGTTATTTAGTGTTATTTACGGTATTATTGAAAGGAGTAAAAAATGAATTACGAAATAAAAGACTGTGAAAATGGTAAACGAATTGACATCTTTAATGAAAATTGGTACAAAGTAGATGAAGAAACTTTTTACCCGTCGGTAACTTTTGTACAGGGCTTTATAGTAGAGCCACAACTTGCTAATTGGTACAAAGAAGTTGGTTTGCAAGCAAATCAAATTATGGAGACCGCGAAAGGTGTTGGAAGTGCTTTTCATGCCGCAGTTGAATCACTGTTGAAATTTGGAAGGATTGACTGGTTTGAAGCGATGGAGGACATGAGGGTTTGGAATCGGGTTTGTAATTTTGCTAAATTTTATGAAAAACATTTGAAAAGTCATAAAATCATATCTATAGAAACACAATGTTTTAACCACGATGAGTATTATGCTGGAACGGTGGATTTGTTGACGAAAGATGAAAACGGTTTACATATTTGGGATTGGAAGTCATCAAAAGCAGTCCAACATCATCATAAAAGTCAAGTAAGTGCTTATGCTAAATGTTACGGAGCGGTGGCGAGTGCTAACGTTGTTATTTTCCCTGAATTCCCAACAACTAAACAAGGTTATTCATTAACATCTTTAACCCCTGAATTAATAGATTATAATTTTGAATATTTTTTGTGGTTAAAAAAAGGATTTGACATGGAATATAAAGAACCAAAATTCAAAACATTACCTTACGAAATCAAGCTGGAGGATATATGCAAATAGCGGGCTTTGACACTGTATTTGACGATTTGACTTACGACGAATTAATAGACTTGCAAGTTGAAATAACAAAAGTCATAAAATGGTATGAGGAAAATTGCCAAGAGGATGATGAAAGGACTGTTTATGAGATTATGAATTCGACAAGAAATTTCAATCCGATAAAATAAAATTTGGAATATTAAAAAAAAATAGTTATATTTGTAAAAAGTTTTTTAAACATTATGGGAGATTTAAAATGATTCAAGTATTTGAAACGAGAAATTATGATATGTTCAAAAAGAACAAATATCAAAGCGGTTGCAGGCAGACCGAGTTAGCAGTTAGAAAAATTGCTGAAGGTTACTCAAAAACGAACTATATTAAAACAATCGAAGTAACTCGAGATATGACTATTATAGATGGTCATAATAGATTAGAGTTTTGCAAACGCAACAATTTACCGATTACTTATCAAATAATAGACGTGCAGGATGATGCAATTATTACATTAAACAATAGTTCGACAAAATGGAGGTCGGTTGACTATTTAGATTACTACGCAAAAGACAATATGGATTATGCAATTTTTAAAAACATATATCAAAACTCAGGTATGAACATCGCGGTTCTGCAATCTTTGATTTGTTTGTCAACGAAGGGAGCCGGTTTTGCAAAGGGAAGAATGAAATTATTGAACAACGCTCAAGATATTTTGCGAATATATTATGATGTGCGTGGATTTATGGAGTTTTCACATGAGCAAAGATTCGCTGAAGGATTTAAAAGCCTCATTGCACACCCGAATTATGACCATAAATTGTTTATGGAACGCTTGCCAAAATTAAGAAGTAAACTTTTTAAATGTTTTTCGTCTGAAGATTACTTTATCATGCTAAGTAATGCTTATAATTATAATTTAAAAAAATCAAATAGAATTGAAAGGGATTAAAATGAAACATAAATTTGAATCAAGACCATTTAGCAAAGATGTTAACTGGGAAGGAACGACTTTTAAAAGTTATTCAATCAAAATTGGTGGAGACTGGCATAATTTAAAATGTCAAGATAAAAGTTTTGATATGAGTCAAATCACAAAAGGAACGGAGCTGGAATGCGAAGTGAGAACCAACTCTAAGGGGTATAAAGAACTTTGGATATTAAAAGACTTTGAAAGCAATAAAAAGCCCGTAGAAAGCCCGCAAAGTACCTTTAATATGCCTTTAGAAAAGGACTTTGATTTGATTAATCAGAAATTAGATAGAATAATTAATCAGGTTGACGAAATCAAAGATAAATACGAAGTGCTGATTAAAGTATTAAATGATATTCCAAATATTGAAGTACCGTTCTGATGGACTTAATATACATAAATAAGGAACTGACTGAAATCAGCAAAGACTATAGAGAGGGCTTTTTATGTTATCAGTATGTCAACACACAAAAAGCCCGTTCTTTAGAGCAAAATGCGCTTTATTGGAAGTGGATTGAAATAATTGCTAATGAGTCAGGATATACTAAAAACGAACTTCATAGTTATTTTAAGTATTCATTCATAGCAATTCCGCTTTTTAGATTAGCTGGTCGGGATTTGATACCTTACGATATAGGTACTTTTTTAATGAAGTTGAATGAAGTTGAATTGTTGCAAACATTTATGAGTAGCGTTTCAACTACGAGCTTAAAGACGAATGAATTTACTATTTATTTAAACGAAGTTGCAAAATTTGCACTCGAATTCGGAATTAATTTTGAGGATTAAATGATATATATAGGAAGCCCCTACACAGCTAATCCAGAGCTGAATTATAGATGGAATTTAGAATTGACAGGATTGTTGATGAAGGAAGATAGTCAAAGGATTTATTACAATCCGATTTGTTACGGGCATCAATTCAAAGATGTCGTAGGAATTGACTTTAAAGCATGGTATTGGCATAATTTAGACTTTATGAAAATAAGTGAATCAATGTTGGTACTTTGTTTAGACGGCTGGCAAGATTCAGCCGGTTTACAATACGAAATTGATTATTTTAAATCAATGAATAAGCCCGTTACGTATATGACCAAAGAACATATTTTAAATATTTTAAGGAATGAAAATGACAATTAAAGAATTACAAGAGAAGGTTGATTATTTGAATTTATCAGCGGTTTGCAAAATTGCGGGTTTGAATTACCAAAGTATCGCAAGCAAAATAAGAAATCAAAAGGAGCTTACTGTTATAGAATCTGAATTTTTAGAGCAGGCGATTAAAAAAATATTATAAGGAGCTAATATGAAAAAACAATTAGAATATAGCATAGACGGCGAACTACATACTGCCGAGATGTCTAATAATGATGGGTTTTGGCAATACAAAATTATCAAAGGTAGTACACCGCAAAGCGCTGGCTATGGTGGGAATTATAAGTCATTCGATGAATTTGAAAAACATATTATAAAAGAAACCACCTACAGTTATAGATTTATGAAACATGGGTACAAAGTAGCTAAGGAGGCATTATGACAATTAAAGAAAAACTTGAATTGCTACTTAAAAAAGGCAATGAGGATTTGAGCAATGTGGAATACATGATTAATGCTGGCACATCTAATTTATTCTGGAATTTGAATGAAAAAACATTTATCAGAGTATTAATAAACGATGAATACGAACTAAGAATTAAGGTGGAGGGTTTATGAGACAGATAAAATTTAGAATAAGAGATATTAACACAAACAAAATAGTAGATTATGAGTGGATTGAAAGAGGTTTGTGGAATTATAAATCGGGATATACTTTTATAGAAGTGAAAGAAAATCAGTTTCAACACGAGCAATTCACAGGGTTAAAAGACAAAAACGGGGTCGAGATTTATGAAGGAGATATAATTGAAGGTGCTGAGGAAAGCATAAATTCGGAAGGATACCCAGCAGAATCCACGCTAAAGCCAACAGAAGTAATTTGGGAATTCGACTTTTTACGTTGGTTATATTATATCACAAATGAAGATGGAGGTAAAATTGAAGTTATCGGCAACATTTACGAGAACCCTGAATTGCTGGAGGGCTTATGAAATACTTACTAATTTTAGCTTTTTTAATCGGCTGTACAAAGTCAATTGATATTACAGAACCGATAAAAGAACCGATTGAAGAACCGTTAACAAAACGGGTTGTTATAATCGGGCAGAAATACCATGACAACGATTTCACGTTACGTGGTGGGGATTCAACAATGCAATTCACGGTATTATATAACTCTTCCTACAAAATCTATTTAAGCAAAGGTTACTGGAGCTGTCAGTTTACCTATGGACTATCGGAAGGCAATGATAAATGGTCTGCTACGTTCCCAGAAAAATATTATACCGACTTCCCCGATACCTTAGACGTTCAAAAGTTATTAGATGAATAATTGTGGATAACTTTATTTTTTTATATGAGAAAAATTTCGTATTTTTGTAGTTGAGTATGAAAACAGAAATGAAAAATATTAAATTAGCTATATATAAAGCTCTGGCGGGTGAAAATCTTAAGTTTTCATACTCAAACCCGTTGGGGCTTTTTTATTTGGAGGTATTATGACAACGGTAAAATATGATTTAGAATTTGAGAATAATAATCGGTTTCAAATTACATTGGAAACGGATCCCCAACAAAAAAAATATATTAAAATTGCTTTCATTGATATTGACGACCCTGATTATGATGTCGATATGAATTTCTACAATAACGATACTATATGTGAGATTGTTAAGGTACTGAATAAGTTAAAAAAGGAATTGTAATGGCTAAAAGATTAACTGATACTGACAAATGGAAGGATGACTGGTATATATCATTAACGAATGATTACAAAATCGTTTGGCAATGGTTACTTGATAATTGCAACCATGCTGGAATATTAAAACCAAGTTTTTCAATAATGAATATGTTTTGTCATGTAAAATTAGACGAAAAAAAGTTATTAGAAATTTTTGAAAATCGTGTTTTTAAGCATGAAAATATTTACTTCATTCCGAAGTTTATAAAGTTTCAATACGGGAATCTAAACTCACGCAAACCCGTTATTTTATCAGTAATTAAGACTTTGAAAGAATATAATTTATTAGATAAGATTAACGAATTATTAAACAATGATTATATAATCATTACACAATCATTAGATAATGATTATGTAACCATTAAAAGAAAAAGAAAAAGAAAAAGTAAGGATAAAAGTATTGTAAAAAGTAAAGATAAATGTACTTTAATAGAATTAAAAGAATATATAGAGAGCAACAATTTAAAAGTTGATGCCCAAACTTTTTATGATTATTACGATTCTTCTGACTGGATAAAATCAAATGGCATGCCAGTCGTTAATTGGAAAGGCACGGTGCGGACATGGCATAACAAAAACGTCAAAGATGAACCCGAACCCGAAATTTACGAACCAAAAATGTATTGAGGAAAATATATGATTGAAATAGGACAGCAAGAACTTCCGAACTCAAAAGATGTTGAAAACAGTTTATTAGGTGCTTGTTTATTAGACTCAAACGCAAAATTAGAGATAGTAAACGAATGTAAACCAGATTATTTTTATGATTTGGGGCATAAAACAATATTTGAAGTTATAATGAGTATGACTTCAAATGACATACCGTTAGACGTTGTTACGTTAAGTCAAGAACTAATTAAAATCAATAAATTAGATTATATTGGTGGCATGATTGCAATTTCTGAATTATCGGACAACACAATAACAGCGGCTAATTATAAAATTCACTTACAAACCCTTAAAGACTACTATATAAGGCGGTTAATTATTAAGCACTGTTACGGTGCATATACCAAAGCATATGCACTAAATACCGACATAAATGAGCTGATATTAAGTTTACAGGATTTGGCGGAAAACACTGAAAAACTAAACGAAGTTAAGGTATATAATAACAAAGAAATTGCTTTAATGGTAAATAATCAAATTGAGAAATATTCAAAAAAAGAAATGTTGGGAATATCGACGGGCCTAAGGCAATTAGATAAGTATTTACAAGGTGGAGTTCAAAACGGTGATTTGATTGTCGTCGCCGCCCGGACTTCCGTTGGTAAAACGGCATTTGTTGTTAATTGGATTAATTCCATTAAATGTAAAATCGGCTTTTTCAGCTTGGAGCAGTCGGCGGAACAAATAGCATTAAGACTTGCAATAAATAAAACTGAAATTTCCAAGAACAAAATAAAAGGATTTGACGGCGGTTTGAAATTAGAGGATTACACAAAACTGACGGAGTTCGGAAAGACAGTTTATAACGCTGATAACTTGTTTATAATTGACAAGCCAAGTTGGGAAGTGAACGAACTTCGGAACTTTATTAAACTGCAGATGAAAAAACATCAATTTGAAATCTTATTTATTGATTATTTGCAATTAATTAAATGCAAAGACAAGACCGTAAATAATAGAGTATCCGAAGTTGATACAGTAACTAAATATTTAAAGACCATTGCCCGTGAAAACAATATCCCAGTTGTTGCAATTGCTCAGCTTAACCGTGAGACAGAATCCACGAAAGGACAAAGACCACTTTTAAAGCACTTGCAAGAATCAGGAGGCATTGAGCAAAGTGCCGATGTTGTGTTATTACTTTTTAATGCTTTTTTAGCTGGTATTAAGGAGTATAAATTTAAGAATGAAACTTATTCAACTGAAAATAAGATTGAAGTCATTTTGGCTAAAAATAGAGAAGGCGAAAAAGACGTATCGGAAATCTGTATTTACAAACCCGAGTACTTCTCATTTAAATCAATTGAATACAATTACAAACCAGATTGCGAACAAATAGGGATTGAAGGAAATGAATTCTAAATACGAATTTTACACAAAATACAACGAAGCCACCTGCAACCAATGTTACTGGGATGCTTATGTAAAAATAGAAGGTAAAAACTATTGTTGGAATCACTTTTTGCACCACGTAACGAATACAGATAAAAAGCTATTAAAAAGGGCATGGGAAAGACTTTATACTATTGAAAACGATAAATTTACAAATTGGGTTAAAAATTTTAAAGGACAAAATGTTGACAATAAATGATATAATTAAAAAATACGAGAATAGAACCGTATATCGTCAAATCGTAAACGATTTAAAGAACTACATCAGACCGAACACGGATTTAAAAAGACGGTTTACTGAATTATGTAATATTTTAGAAATCGATAGAGATTCGATGTTGGAACGTAACCGACGTAATAAAGTAGTTCGTCCTCGCCACGTATTAATATACATACTTTGGAATGAAGGGTATACCTCAACCGACATCGGCACTCTGTTGAACCTTGACCATTCAACTATTTTACACGGGAGGAACAGAGTAGATTTTGACAAAGATTATGATATTATTATTAAAAAATATTTAGGAATTTATGAAAACAATAAGAAGCAGTCCGAAGCCAAAGATAATTAACAAAAAGCTATTAATTAAACAAGCTGACACGGTATTTTCAAAATATATCCGTACAAAATACCAATTAAAAAACGGATTTGTTGAATGTTACACCTGCGGAAAAAAGTTAGAATACTCGAAAAGCCAGTGCGGGCACTTTATTTCACGCTCCTACCATTCGTTAAGATTTGATGTAAATAATGCGAGGGTGCAATGTTCGGGCTGTAATGTATTCAAAAAAGGGAATTACATGGAATATACCATGAGACTAATTAAAAAGCATGGAATTGAGTTTGTAGATGCATTGCAATATTTAAAGCAAGTAAAAAAGACTTACTATATAGATTCTTTAAAAGGTGTTCACTTCACCGACATAAAAGAGGTAATAAAGCATTATGAAAAAAAATTAAAGGAGATACAAAATGTATGAAATCAATTTAAGTGAACGGCAATTAATGGTTTACAGAGAAGCCCTCGAATTTTATTCAAGATTTTTAGCGGGTCAATTAAATTATTTGCCGATGTGTTTATTTGGCAGGCACGACGTCTCCGAAGCTATGCAAAAATTCGTCAAACCTTTATTATTCCCTGACTTAAGAGAAAACGAATCTTATGGGATAGGGATAACAAAAGACCCGTTAAGCGAGGAGCGTCAAATTGCTTACGAAATGTATAGAGAAGTTTTTGTATTCCAACAAAAAGGGAACCCGGGTTGGGATTGTTACAAATCAGATACATTAAAGTACAGCAACGAACCGCTTCCAATAGTTATAGAACGCTCATAAAACGCTTCTAAGCAACGATAATTAATTTTTTGATACAATATAAGGGTAAAATAAAAAATGATAACAGAAATGATTGAAAAAAACAAACGACTTTACAGGAAGAAGAACTGGATGTACGAAATTGACCCAGTGATTGTAATTTCTGATTTAAGGTCGCTTAAAAACGAACTTGAAAATTTAGATTACGAAATTTTAAATAGTGATATTTCAAAAGAATATATTTCAAAACGATTAAAAGAAATAATGGAGTAGGAGTGGAACTAAGACTTGAAAATAAAGACTGTATGGAAATAATGAAGGGGTATTCTGATAAATATTTTGATTTGGCAGTTGTTGACCCGCCTTACGGGATTGGGGCAGATATCAAAAATAATGGTAAAAATTCAGATAGGCACGAAAAAACAGCATTAGCCAAAATAAACACTTATAACCATACAAAATGGGATTCAAATATTCCTAATCAAGATTACTTTAATGAGTTGTTTAGAATATCAAACAATCAAATTATCTTTGGAGCTAATTATTTTGGATTAATAGGTGGTTATATTTTTTGGGATAAAAACGTTACCATGCCAACTTATTCAGATGGGGAATTAGCATATTGTAGTTTAATAAATTCAGTAAAAAAAATAGAAATAACTTGGCATGGTATGTTACAGCAAGATATGAAAAACAAAGAACACAGAATCCACCCAACACAAAAACCAATCAAGTTATATGAATGGATTTACAACAACTATGCAAAAACAGAATATAAAGTTATTGATACTCATTTAGGAAGTGGCAGTAATTTGATAGCCGCTGATAAATTTGGCATATCTGAATTTGTTGGTTGTGAATTAGACAAAGATTATTTTGAAGCTATGAAAAAAAGGTATGAATTATTTAAATCACAAACTAAATTATTTTAAGGAGTTGTTAATGCAAGAGGAAAATAAAAGAGGTGGGTTGCAACTGCATTTAGGCAATAATCTTGAAGTCTTAAAAACACTTGAAGACAATTGCATAGATTCAGTAGTAAGCGACCCACCTTACTGAGTACGGTCTTAAATTCATGAATAAAAAATGGGATCACGACGTTCCAAGTGTAGAACTTTGGAAGGAAGTTTTAAGAGTATTAAAGCCTGGTGGACACGTTTTAAGTTTTGGTGGCACTCGAACTTATCACAGGATGGTAGTTAATATTGAAGACGCAGGATTTGAGATAAGAGATACTATAAATTGGTTATATGGCTCGGGCTTCCCGAAATCTCTTAACATAGGGAAACAAATCGACAAGATACAAGGGAATGAAAGAGAAATTGTAGGGGAAATTGAATGTGGCTACCAAAGAAAGGGAAGGACAGATGAAGAAGTTTGGGGGAAAGGATTAAATAAGCAAGACAAATTATGTAATTTAACCATCGGCACTTCACAATACGAAGGTTGGGGTTCAGGTCTTAAACCCGCATGTGAAATGATTTGCATGGCACGCAAACCAATAAGCGAAAAGAACATAGCTTTAAACGTTTTGAAGTGGGGAACGGGGGGAATAAATATTGATAAAAGTAGGATACCAATTGATAAAAATGATAAAAACCAACGCCCAAACGGCTCTGTCAACATGGTTAATTATGATAAAAAAGGAATATTTGGAGCGGGTGGACGTAATGATGAAATTAATGGAAATACTTTAAACATGGCTCAAGGTCGCTTCCCTTCCAACGTAATCCTTTCAGATGATGAAGAAGTGTTGGAGCTTTTTCCGAATACGAAAAATGGGGGTAAAAAAAATGCAATAAGATGGAATAAGGGGAGCAACGGGATTGATAGGGGCGAAATGGTTTGGGGCTATAAAGCCCCCGAAACAATACAAATATACGGTGGCGACTCCGGCTCTGCCTCAAGATTTTTTTATGTAGCAAAAGCAAGCCCATCTGAGCGTAATTTAGGGCTTGAAGGGTTTGAAAAGAAACAAATAAGAACAACTTATGATAAATCAGTAAGAGACAAACAGGGCGACGATTCGGGATATGCAAGAACCAATTTTCACCCCACAGTCAAACCAATTAAACTCATGCAATACTTAGTAAGGCTTGTAACCCCTCAAAATGGGACTTGTTTAGATATGTTTATGGGTTCAGGAACTACGGGTATAGCTTGTGTAAAAGAAGGCTTTAATTTTGTTGGAATGGAGTTGAATGAAGAGTATTTTAAAATAGCAGAAGCGAGAATAAATTATTTTATGAATAAAAAATAATTTGCATATATCAAAAAAATGTATTATATTTGTATTAAGTTAATTTTTTATTTTTAAAAAAAGGAGATTTGAAATGGAACAAGAAAAAATTGAAACAATCACAATCAATAATGTTGAATATGTGAGAAAAGACAGTAACCACCAAGCCGCTAAATTTAACGGCATGGAATATTGCATGGTACGTACTCACTCCGCTGGTGTTTTCGCTGGTTATGTAGAGAGCAGGGACGGTCAAGAAATAGTCTTAAGAAAAGCCCGTAGGATATGGTATTGGGACGGAGCGGCGAGTTTAAGTCAATTAGCCACAGATGGCACATTAAAGCCGCAAAATTGCAAATTCCCATGTGAAGTTGATAAGGTGGAATTGTTACAAGTAATCGAAATTATACCAATAACAGAGAAGGCAAAAGAATCAATCTCTGGAGTGCCGACATGGAAAATGTAAATTTTGGCTATGGTGGTGGTGATGGTGCTGGTTATGGTGATGGTTCTGGTGATGGCTATGGTGGTGGTTATGGTACTGGTTCTGGTGATGGTGATGGTACTGGTTATGGTGCTGGTTATGGTGCTGGTACTGGTTATGGTGATGGTTCTGGTTCCGGTTCTGGTTCCGGTTATGGTTATGGCATTGGTCATGGTCATGGTTATGGTTATGGTTCTGGTTCCGGTGATGGTTATGGTTATGGTTCCGGTGATGGTTATGGTGCTGGTTCTGGTACTGGTTATGGTTAAAAAATAATTTGCATATATGAAAAAAATGTATTATATTTGTATTAAGTTAATTTTTTATTTTTAAAAAAAGGAGATTTGAAATGGAACAAGAAAAAATTGAAACAATCACAATCAACAATGTTGAATATGTGAGAAAAGACAGTAACCACCAAGCCGCTAAATTTAACGGCATGGAATATTGCATGGTACGTACTCACTCCGCTGGTGTTTTCGCTGGTTATGTAGAGAGTAGGGACGGTCAAGAAATAGTCTTAAGGAAAGCCCGTCGGATGTGGTATTGGGACGGAGCGGCGAGTTTAAGTCAATTAGCCACCGATGGCACAACCAAGCCGCTAAATTGCAAATTCCCATGTGAAGTTGATAGGGTGGAATTGTTGCAAGTAATCGAAATTATACCAATCACAGAAAAGGCAAAAGAATCAATTTCGGGAGTGCCGATATGGAAAATGTAAATTCCGGTTATGGTACTGGTTATGGTACTGGTTCTGGTCATGGTTGTGGTGATGGTACTGGTTCTGGTTATGGTTCTGGTTCTGATGATGGTTCTGGTGATGGTTCTGGTGATGGTTCTGGTGATGGTACTGGTTATGGTTATGATGATGGTACTGGTTATGGTTATGGTTATGGTGATGGTTCTGGTGATGGTGATGGTTATGGTGCTGGTTCTGGTACTGGTTATGGTTAAAAAATAATTTGCATATATGAAAAAAATGTATTATATTTGTATTAAGTTAATTTTTTATTTTTAAAAAAAGGAGATTTGAAATGGAACAAGAAAAAATTGAAACAATCACAATCAACAATGTTGAATATGTGAGAAAAGACAGTAACCACCAAGCCGCCAAATTAGACGGCATGGAATACTGCATGGTACGTACTCACTCCGCTGGTGTTTTCGCTGGTTATGTAGAGAGTAGGAGCGGTCAAGAAATAGTCTTAAGGAAAGCCCGTCGGATGTGGTATTGGGACGGAGCGGCGAGTTTAAGTCAATTAGCCACCGATGGCACAACCAAGCCGCTAAATTGCAAATTCCCATGTGAAGTTGAT